TAGCAGAATAGGGATAGAATGATTGCAAAAATACCACAAGACCGTTGTGAGGACTGTAACGAGTATAAAGAGACGATACCTCGCTATAATCGGTATCAATGTCCCAAATTTGTACCTCGCGATGTCGATGCCCAGAGAGATGATCGTTGTTTGAATTTTGACAGGATAAGAATAAATGCCAAAATGGCTTAGAAATCAAAGTATCGGAGCGTTGTCTGCTAAAACAAGATATTACTGGACAGCTCATAAGGCAAGATGGGAACAGAGATATAAAAAGTCTTACCCTGAAAATACAGGGATATTTGGCAGAACCTTTGGAATAAGATGGGTAATAGGGGACTAAATGATTGCAGAACAACCACTAACTGCAAAACAAGAGCGATTTATTGAAGAGTATATGATAGACCTAAACGCTACTCAAGCAGCTATAAAAGCGGGTTATTCAATAAACAGTGCTAAAGTAATAGGTTGTCAGAACTTAACCAAACTAAACGTAGGGGCCGAAATAGCTCGCAGAATGGCTATTTATAAAGAAAAACACATCGCAGACCGCGCGGAAAGACAGGATTTCTGGACCAAGATGATGAATGATTCCAAAGCCTCGAACGCCGATAAGTTACGTGCCAGCGAGCTTTTAGGTAAATCTGAGGCTGATTTCACTGATAATATCCATCAATCAGGCCAGGGCTTGGAAATAAACATCACAGAACGGCCGAAGCGTAAAGTCATTGATAGTAAGGAGATAGAAGATGAAGCTATGTAAATGGGACAAGTGTGATAATGAAGCGAGACAGAAGAGCCTGTTCTGTGGTGGGACATGTAAGAAGCGGTATGCACGAAGTGGGACAGATGTCCCGGTTGGGGCACAAGTGGGACAGAGCGACAAAGAGTTCGTAGAGTTCTCCGGTGTTCGCTTTAATCCGTTGACAAGTGAAACGAAGAAGTCTCTTGACCAGCCCGATCTTAGCAGTCTACCTCCAGGCGTGAGCAGGCCAATAGGCCAGCCAACTACCAACACTGCTAAGATGCCAGCCCCCGCGCTTGCACGCAAGGTGAGCCTATACAAGGGCCTTGCCTGGCTTGACAGCCCGGAGTATGCAGAGGTCATCTTCAGACTACTGAGCCGCACCATAGACCAGCTCAAGACAGCTCGCCAGTTCATACCGGTATGGAGACCGAATGAGGAGATGTACGGCAAGCATATTCGCATTACTGATGCTATGCTTAACAAGTATGCGTGAAGGATGTAGCCTAAAATACTCAAAACCGACCCCCCATACACGCGCCTACCCCCGCCCGTGCATGGAGGACAGAACGACGAATAGGGGGTCGTCACAAATATTCTCAGAGAAAGGAAAAGTGGACATGGAAGAACCAGAATTAGACAAAGACAAAGAGGACGAGGTTGACAAGATTATACGGGAACATTGTGAAAAGGTTCACCAATACAAGCGAGAGGGATTTGACCGTTGGTGCTTAGGTCAAGCACGATAATATTCTCAGGATTTGTACTATGGACAAGAAACGGATACTTTACGATATAAACATAACCCACATCCGCCACTCTCGCGACTGGGCATGGTATGGATGGTGGAAGTTTAATTAAGGAGAAAAGAAATGGAAAATTTAACGGAAACAGAAGCACCGAGTTTAGCAGAAAAAAAAAGAAAGACATGTGAACATAAAGATTTTTGGGAAGATAATTATGCAAAGTTTGTAATCAGAGAGGCCCATCCAAAAGGCTACTATCTGGCGGGTGATTGCATGGCCGCCCTTAAGAGAGACGCGGAGCGATTTACAGCAAAAGAGGTGCAAAGAATTCTTGGTTTGCACGAGGTAGGTAAATTTCAATTTGAGGACGCTTTATAGGAGAAAAGAAGGAATCGACGAATATTTTTAAAATTACTGGGACTGACTCCTTTTGCGGGTTTATTGGGCTGCAAGAAAGTGGACATAGAAGAACCAGTTATAACTAACAACCAAGATGATGCGCAGAGTTGGACTGAAACTTCTGGTTACCTGGACTTTGACGAAAGGTCGGTAAGGCAGCTTATTAGATATATTTAAGAGGTAAAATATGGCACATAAACACGGTGGCAGGTACAAAAGTGGCAAGGGTGGTCATAAGAAGCGGAAGAAGAAATGAAAATAAGAGATTTTAAGATTATTCTCGCCGATTTATCGGACGATATGGAGATCCTTGCCAGTTATGACGGAAGCCGGGAACCGTTCACCCGCAGTCATATGGGGATAGAGGACGGTAGGTTAGTCATTGATAATGACACTGTAGGTAGTTATCTTGAGCGATTAAGTATTGGGTTTGAGTATCGATGTACCTGCGGCCACAAGACACAGATTCGTCGTTCGCAACCGGAGTTTACATGTCCTGAGTGTGGGAAATGTTCTCAGTTTGACCATGAAAGCTCACATTGTATGCAGGGATTGTTAAATGACGATTCTTGAGCGTGATACATACATATTTATAGTGATAGTCCTTGTATTAATGGTTTGGTGCAGATGAACTGGGACCCTGAATTAGAAAGTTTCCAGATGGATTTTGTTACGAGCAAGGCTCGTTTCCCCGCCATGGTATCTGCGTGGGGGACGGGTAAGACGATGTGCGGGATTTTAAAGGCTATGGAGAATTCTATTGAATATCCAGGTAATCTGGGTTTAGTGGTAAGGAGTTCATTTAGAGATTTAAAAGATTCTACAATGAAAGATTTCACCAAATACACAGGTATCAGAGTCCCATCGAGCCAGGACGTTAAACTTAGTAATGGCAGTCAGATCATGTTCCGCCATCTCGATCAATTAGCCGGTATTAAACAAAACATCAATCTGGGATGGTTTTTCATTGAACAGGCAGAAGAGTTCGATACACCTGAGGAGTTCGACATGCTCGATGGACGGCTGAGAAGAGAGGGTTGTTTCCGTCAGGGGTTTATTATTGCTAACGCGAACGGCCATAACTGGATCTGGAGGCGATTTGTTAATAAGGGTGGTAATGAGTATATGTGTAATGTCGAGCTTCCCTCTGAGTTTGATGGGTTAGGTTATACAGGATATGCGTCATGCGTAGAGGCGATTACTTTTGATAATAAAAGGAATTTACCCCCTGATTTTCTTGGTTCATTGAAGATCAAGAAAGAGATAAACCCTTGTCAGTATCGAAGATACGTCCTAAACTCCCACGAAGATACCGACACTGCCGATGTATGTATCCCCTACGACCATCTCATTCGTGCCGTGAACGCTGACATATTTTGTCTACACAATAAAAGAAGAGTCGTCTGTTGTGACCCCGCCGAGTTTGGCAATGACAAGACTGTCATCATGGCCATGGAAGAGGGTAAGGTCATTGATGTAGAGGCCCTGCGTAAGAAAGAACCCATGGAGACCGCAGGCAGGATCGTCAGGATGCGCAGAAAACACAATGCGCAACTCAGTGTGATAGACTCTATCGGTATAGGCGCTGGGATACGTTCGAGATTAGGCGAGTTAGGCGAGAATGTCTTGGGTGTTAATGTCGGCATGAAGTCGGATGACCCTGAGAACTTTCGGAACCTGAAAGCGGAGATCTGGATGAACGCCCAGGAGTGGTTTAGGGAGAACAAGGTCTCACTTCCTGATAACGACGAGTTAATAGAGGATTTGGCCTCTGTAAAGTATTTAGTGACCAGCAAGGGTCAGATAGCCATTGAAAAAAAGGACGATACTATAAAACGATTAGGCAGAAGCCCCGATATGGGCGATTGTTTCGTATTAGGTCTGTATGGGTTAAAGGGGATTGGATTTGACCCAGTGGTAGAATACGAAGAAGAAGATTCTGATTTAGCTAATAGTTATAGTGTTCAAACGGTATTTTAATGAATAAACAAGAAGAAATAGACTATATCTTACAATTAAAGAAAGAAGCCAACGATGCGACTTTTGACCGTCGATTAGCTGCGAACGAGTTGTGGACTTTGTACCAGAACAAACAGAATTACAGCAAAAAGAAGGACTGGCAGAGTAAGATATTCGTCCCGAAGATATTCATGTCAGTCGAGCAGGCTACCGCGATTGTAAAACGTGCGATAATGTCTCCACGCAGACTTTTTAAGGTGAATTTAGTCAATCCCGACGATGACGTGGCTAAGGACGCTATGAAGGATGTTGACAGGACTTTAAAACGACACTTAAAAGAGTCTAACTTTGCCACGTCGTATGCAGAAACGATGAAAGAAGCGTTTTTAGTGGGCTTTGGAGTTCCGAAAGTCTTATGGGAGGGTGGTCTGAAGTTTGTGAATGTTCCGACCTCAAAACATTTCCGCGATCCCGACTGGCAATCGGGTTCTTTTGAACCGCCGAAGTACGATATTGAAGAAAAAGAGATGGATTTATCCGAACTAAAGGATATGGCAAAACGGATTAACGACGATGCAGGCCGTTCGGTATTCAACATGACTGAGATCAATAAGATAAAAGAGGACCAACGTGATATAGAGCATGAGACCGAAGAAAGGGTCAGAAGGGGACTAAGCCAGCATAACAAAACTGATAAGCGGGTTATTATTAAGGAATTTTGGGGTACGATAGTTGACAAAAAGACCAATAAAGTAAAAAAGAAACAATTAAGGGTCGTTGCGAACGATAAATGGATGATACGTTCTCAGAACAATCCGTTTGACCATCAACTCCCACCCTATATCCCGGTTGTTCCGATAACCTATCCACACAGAGGTGCTTGGGGTGTTTCTCTCGTAGAGCCTATCGTAAGGATGCAGTACGCCTATAACAATATTATGAATCTGGGTATTGATAACCTGAACTTTTCAGTGAATAAGATTTTCGAGTACCAGCCGTCGGCGCTAGTAAACCCCAAAAGTCTGACCCAGCTATACCCTGGAAAACTGGTAGCAAAACATACCTCCGCACCGGCGATACAAGAGGTCAGGACTTCCGGTTTAGGACAGGACTCGTTTTTTGTTCTTGATCTTTTACAGTCCGAGATGCAAAAAGGGACCGCGATAACGGAGTTTTTACTTGGCACAGCCGGGAAGTCGAAGACCGCTACCGAAGCAGAGCTAAAGACCGCACAGGCGCAGGGTTTGTTCGATACCATCGCGAGAGATTTAGAGACAAACTCTTTATCTCCGTTAATTCAGATGAGTTTCGATCTTCTCATCCAGTTTAAGGTCATCCCCGAAGAATTAAGAGGAAGATATAAATTTGATGTCGGCGGCCTTTCGCTTCTTTTAGTAAGACGTGAACAGACCGAAAGGGTCGAGAGGATATTAGGATTGGCGCTTCAATCTCAGACAGTGGCATCAATGACGAATATCAGAGAGTTATATTCAAAATATCTAAACTTACTTAATCTGGAAGATGTTCTGGCAGAAGATAATCAAGGCCCGAACGCTGACCAGCAACAGTTAATAGACCAGGATGCCGCAGAGCAGGCAAAAAAACAAGTAGCCAGTATGTCAGACGAAGAAATTCTGGCAAGTTAGGAGTTTAACATGGCAAGTAAACAAAAAGGAATGGACATTTCAACACCAACGCCAAAGGCCCCGGTGGTCTTCGAGCGCAAGGAACCTAACCTAAAGGTAAAACAGACGGGACCGGGGGTAATGACGATTGATATTGGCACTGCAAAGCCTTCACGTCCTCAGAACCCGGAACGTATGGGTGTAGCTGGGATCAAGGCTCGCGAAAGACCAAAGGGATACACAAATTCAAAAGCGGCCAACCCGAAGGACCCCGGTGCGTTTCCGATGCCGTCAACGACGATACATAATCCGACAACAGACAAAAATGCTATGAGGGGGTATGTAGTCGGTCATGCGTGGCCTCAAAATAAGACCCGTCAGGGTGCAGGTCCGAACCCGTATCGGTCGGAAAACAATGCAAATAACCCCAGTCAGGCCGAAGCTACTCAGGCACAGGACATGGCCGGCCCAGTCTAAGAAAGGATAAACAATGGCAAGAATGAAAAAAACCGAGTTAATAGAAAAACTCAAGCAGAGCGATGTCGAGTTCGATGAGAACGCAAAATACAATGACCTTGCAGCGTTGTTACCAAAGTCTCCTGAAATACTTACCACCGAAACCATTATGGAACCTCCGCCTCCGCAGGAAAAGACTCCAGCGTCTTCGCAAAGTTGCGGAACGTGCAGGTCTTACGGGTTTGTAAAGACGAGGGGGTTTATGGTCTGTACGATACGTGGTGGACGTAGAAAGAATACCGAAGGTGGTTCATGTAAATTCTATGGAGTTAACGATGGATGAGGATAGAGCTGAGATTGTTCTGGAAGCCAGCGAGATTAACGACACTTTAAACTCTCCGGGCTGGAAGGATATCATAAAGCCCGCACTGGAATCTCGCATGAAGGCTTTGGTCGGGGAATTTTGCAATGCTGTGGGATATGAGAACTTAGTACGTATCCAGCAGTCAATAAACGCTATTAACGGGCTGATGGATTTTATAGAAAATAAATTATTAGAGGGCAGAACTGTCCTCGACGAAGCAGACGACAAGTCTGAGGCGACAAGCCTAAGGGAATAATATGACTGACAAAGTTGACGAAAAGGTTGACAAGACCGAAGATTACGAAAAGCGGTTTAATGATTCACAGACTCACATAAAGACTATCGAGTCCGAGAATAAGGCAATGCGAGAACAGGGCCAAAAAGACAAAGAACTGTTCGACCAGGTATCCGGTTTTATTGACTGGGACGCCTTAAACGGCAAGACCAAGCTGGCTGAGGACGATGAAGGATATGTGACTAAGAAGGATTTAACAAATTTGGCTAACGACCTTCGTAATACGATTAATCAGAACAGAAATTTGAGCAGTTTTCGTTCAAATTATCCTGATATGGTCAAACATGAAGATTTAGTCACTATGTATTATGCTAAGACCGATACCCGGCGAACGGTAGAAGAACGTATCAAGTCGGCTGTCGAGAATGCGCGTAATCTGTTGGAATCCGAAAGAGTCAAGGGCCGCGAAGACTTTGAAAAAGAAAAGACAGATGCCGCTAAAAAAGAAGCTGAGGCAGCGGGTCTTGGCGGCGGCAAAACGCCCGAAGGCAAGAAAGAGGAACCGGAAGGCGAAACAAGCAGTGATTATATAAAGAACCGAAAAGCCGCCCAGTTACAAAGTTCCGGCGGTGTTTAGGTTATAGGAGTTTAATATGGCTTGGACAGACTTACAGTTCAATGCCTCGACTGGTCAGGGAGGTTGGTTTCACAACCCCCGATTAAGTCAGGAACTTCGACATGCGCTTGTCCCTTTGATGAAGTTTCGGCAGTTTGTCGATATTAAAGAAGGGTTTGGTATGCACGTCGGAGATACATTGTACTTCGACAAGATCAGCAAGATAAGTACGGAAGGTGGTACGTTGGTTGAGACCAACGCCATGCCGGAACATCAGTTCACCATTACCCGTGGAACTATTGCGATCTCTGAATGGGGAAATTCGATCCCATATACGGGTAAATTAGAAGCGTTGAGTAATTTCGACGTTCAGAACCCTATTATCAGGGTTCTTCGAGACGATATGGCTACTGTTTTAGATAAAGCCGCAGGTCTTGAATTTAAAAAGACCGGACGAAAGTATATCTGTACCAGTACCGTAGCTGGTACTTTGGAGTCCGTAGCGGACGGAGACACCTTAGCCTCCGCTAAAAGTGTCAAGGGCGGATGGAGACTGTTCCATATCCGCGATGTTGTCAAGGAATTAAAGTCCCGTGACATCCCTAAGTATGACGGTGAGAACTA